CAATCCAATATCCGTACCCTGAAAATTAATAACTTTGTATCTCAAATCAGTGAAACACTAGCTAAGACTCAGTCCACTTTCTTTTGATGTCATACAATGGCCTATCAGTAAATTCATTTCAGAAATCACCGCTGCAAGACCCCTACATGATGACATGCGGGATGTCCTTGTAGCAGCAATAAGGGACCAATTAATTACAAAATCAAAATCCTATGGATCATACATTGATAGAATTAGATAAACTCGTAATAAAATCATCTTGGAATGAAGTCAGTATTGCAGATTTCTTTATCCTGGATGCCATTAACAAGGATAGACACCTAACATTGACAGAAAAGAACCTAAAAATTCTATCGGTCATATCGGGAAAAGGTGAAAATGAGTTCAGACACCTAAGAACAGAAGATATTAAGACCTTCCTTGACAAAAAGGCTGCTTTTCTGAAAGAAGAGATTGCAGGAGATCTGAAAGACTACTATTCCATTGCAGGTAGAACCTATAAGCTTACCCGTAACTTGGATAACCTGGCAGCCGGTCAATTTATAGATTTAATGAACTATACCAAAGATCCTGAATTGATCATGGATAACCTTCATTTGGCCCTAACGGTGTTTCTTATCCCCTGCATCGATTTAAAGCACAAGGAAGCCTTATTTAATTCCCTGCATAAGAAGCTGACCCGATTTAAGAGAGGTCAAAGGATAGCCCAAAAATGGCGTCTTAAAGCATTTGTAGAAAAACCAGAGAATTATCTTCAAACTCCTGCTTCCGAAACGTCTGAAATCTTCTTCAATCATCTTTCCATAGCAGATGCAACCACAATCAGTGTTTTTTTTTATCAATTAGGGACACTATTTGCACTGAGTACAAGGGATTACTTACTGGGGAAACTTCAGAACCAGTTAACATCAGTTTCGAAGACGTTGAACAATCAACAGAAGACACCGGAGATTCAGAAACTAGTCCAACAGATAACTTCTTTGCAAGATGGTCCTGGTTCATCTGTATAGATCAGATTGCTAATGGCAATTTCCTGGATTGGGATCAGGTGGAAAATATGCCTGTCAGGTCCTTTCTGAATAAACTTTCCTTCCTACACGACAAAAATAAGCACCAAAGTCAGGAATATGACCGCCAAATGAGGTCTTTCGGCAAGTAGTAGACATATTTATATGGGATGGCAAATGAAATCATTCCACAAATTGAAGATAAGCTAGGCAGATATGGCGATCAAATAGTTACCCAAATCAGACAGGAGCTTGTAAAGCAAGGTAAACTAGCTACGGGTGACTTATATAATTCCATCCAGTACGGTATATCTAAGAATGGGGATTCAATGTCCCTTACCATTTACGCAAATGACTACTTCAAATGGGTTGATCAGGGAGTAAAGCCGGGTGGTAAACAACCTCCCCCTGACAAAATGCTAAAATGGGTGGAAGATCGAGGGCTGAGACCTAAACCAGGTTCAGGCATTCCGGAATCTCAGGCAAAGACTCCACAAGCTAACAGATCCTTAGCCTTTCTGATTGGACGAAGCATCAGCCAAAAAGGAATAAAGCCAGGCAACATCCTTGAACCAATCTTATCTACTAATACACAGACGATAGGAGAAGGAATCCGGGATATTCTGGTATCTACCATAACTCAAATGATCGGAGAAGGATTCCAGGCCATCGCTTCCGAAATATCCGGAGAAATTTTCAAAATAGACGTAACCTATCCTAAATCATAATAAATGCCAGGAGTTCAAATAGTAAATAGTCCTTCATCAACCCTGTTAAGTGCGAATAATGACGCTATTTGGGTGGTATCTGGTTCAGCCGGATATACTTCAAGCGTACATGACTTCAAATTTCTAGCTGACATTTTTGTTTCCGGATCATTGGTAACGACACTAAAGAGGTTCCCGGATACTGCTTACCCTAATATGGGAGTATTTAATCTGAAGTCTGTAGCAGCTAATTTGGTTGCATTTGACTTTTTAGGAGATACCAGCAATACGGACATTTTCCATTCTGCAAGTAATTCCTTTGTTGATGTTACTATCCAGTTTGGAAGGGAATATATTTTCAATAATGTTTTTACCCAAAGTAGAAACGAGGTTAGTACATCAGACTATTATTTTTTGAATTCTTCTCTTCCATTTACTCAGCAAGGACAAGGACTAAGTAATAATAGAATTACTAATGCTGGTACGGGATCTTTCTTGCAGTCAAAGCATGACAGTCTTACCACTCCATTCAAGACATACAACAACCTAAGAAGATGGGCTTATTATTTCGCAGATACAAACGCAGCAAGTTACTTAAATGTAAGAACGTATGATTCGAACTTGAATCTTTTGCAACGCTATGCCTTTGCAAATCCCTATAGTAGCTCTTCGAATAGTTCCCAATTTGTATCAATCGGTATTCCTCAGCTTTCGTCTTATGTGAATTTCACAGGAGTAAGCTATTATGATATTGGACTTGGCTCTAGTGGGAGCTTTGATCGTTCTGAGGTATTAAGATTTCAAATACTGACAGATTGCAGTAGGTACGCTTCAGGAGCTTATAAAGTATATTGGCTGAATTCCTACGGGGGATTTGATTCCTGGCTGTTCAATAAGAAAGGACAAGTTACTACTTCAAAAAATCAATCTTCATTTAAACAGATACCGGGTAAGCTGAATAGCAGCGGGACATATAATATCAACACCTATTCAAGAGTCAATATCCCATATTTTACCGAATTGTCCGATAAGCTGGAATTGTCTACAGACTTCCTGACCGATAATGAGGTGATTTACTTGAAGGACTTATACTCTTCACCAGTGGTATACCTGGAAGATCCTAACGGGGTGATATTTTCGGCTACTGTGGATACCTCGGATTACGTATTAAATAAGAAAGTCAATACCAAAGTTTACAGCCTTCAATTAACCTTCCTTACTTCCTATAACGATTATAGACAGCAGTTATGAGCCAATTTAACAGCGAACTTGTCATAGAAGGATATCCTATTGACCTTACGGATAATTTCAATGGGTCAATGACCTATAGCATCAATAACATTACAGACATTTCGAGTATATCCGGTCCCTATAGTAAGACCATTACTGTACCTGGAACCGCTAATAATAACCTTGCATTTAATTTCCTATTCAGTATTGAGGCAACTAACGACTTTTCTACTCCTGATCAGCCCAACATAGGAGCCAATTTCGATTTCAAGCGTAAAGCAAGAGCATACGTTCTGCAAGATCAGCAAGTGATCCTTCAAGGATATGCAAAGCTTCTTTCAGCTTCTACGATAGATGGAGTAATAACATATTCTATTCAAATTTCGAGTGAATTAGCTGGATTGGCTTCTGACTTGGGAGATAACAGGCTTGAAGACTTGTATCCTTCTGGTTCATCAACCCCTTATGATCATCAGTTAACATTGAAGAATATTACTGGATCATGGCTGGTTAGTTCGTCTGATGCAGCCGTTGCCGCTGGCTTACCAATAGTTTACCCTCTTATTGACTACGGATCTTCTGAGACAGCAGGGGGTACAAGCTGGCAGACGGATAATATGCGTCCCGCATTATATGCAAAGGATTTATTCGATCAGGTTTTTAACTCAGTAGGATATAGCTATTCATCTAATTTTCTTTCTGGAAAGTATTTTCAGAGCATGATAATTCCCTACAAAGAGGGGGTAATATCAGGACTTACACAGCAATTGGTTTACACCGGTTGTACTGTTCCTCAGTCCCAGAGCATTGTAAATACTACAAATTATAACAACAACAGTCTTTTCATCTACAACATAGATGATAGTCCATTGTACCTATCAAAGAAGTTCATTCCTAGTGAACCGACCCGTTACAATTTTACAATCAACGCTAACATTGATTTGCATATAATTTCTACCTATTATTTGCAATCAGGTTCAATTACTCGTTTTGGTAGCACACCTATGACGATGTATGCTTATATTCCGTTGTATGATTCGGCTAGTAATGCCTTGGTTAATAGTAGTAACTACGTTCAGTTGGATATTCCTGAAGATGCCTTTCCATCGCTTTACGCCAACAATACTTATAATCTGACATATCAGTTGAATACCTCAGTATTTGTGCCTGCTGGCCAATATGCAAAGGTAGGTCTAGCAATGGGATGTCAAAGACCCGGAAGTACTTTTGGATGTGCCTATTTAGAAAACGGAAGAAAGATATATTTCGAGGGTACAGGTTCAGTTAAGTTTGATGCAAGTGTAGGTACGTCTATGCAAATTGCTTACAATTCGCAATTAGATGGACATATTGTAACCTATAATCAGTTTGTGCCAAAGGATGTCAAAGCTATTGACTATGTTACTTCCATCCTTCGCCTTTTCAACCTATATGCAATTCAAGATAAAGACCAACCAAGGAAATTTAATATCTACACGCATGATGAACTGTATAGCAATCCAAATGTAGTAGATTGGACAAAGAAGATAGATAAAAAACAAGAAACGAAGATAGTTCCTGTTCCATCCCTGGATAGCAGAAACCTTTTATTCTCCTACAGGCCAGACAATGACTATTACAACAACTTATATACTTCTCTTTACGGCGGTGGAACCTACGGACAGCTAAGGTTAAATACTGGATACGAATATAACAGCGATACAAAGGATGTACTTGAAAATGTAATCTTTTCTCCTACAGTTCCCGTACAATATCAAAATCAGTACTTGCCATGTGAAGAAACAATAGAAATTTTGAATTCTTCCCTGAACACTGTGCAAGCATCCGGTTACTATGCACAATTGTCCGGTAGTAGTCCAACAGGGTCCTTCAATATAAGTACTGCATTCCCCAAGGCAAGGGTAGGGGGAACCATTCAGTATTGGAACCAGCTTTACCAGATCACGAAGGTTATAAATGGTTCTCAGTTTGTTTTGGATAGGGCTGTAAGCCGTCCTGCGGGAGGTATAGATACCACTTATTATGCAAAGACGGATCAATACAGTTATCTGCCCAATAATAACAAGATATTCCCGGCTATATACTCTACAAGTGATGGTAATGTAACAAGGCAACCAACAAAAGTAAATCCTAGAATTCTTTATTATCAAGGGTTGAAGCCTTGCAATTCGTGGGCATTGCAATACACACCTGTTCCACCTACTTCAAGTGCAACGGCAAGTTATGTAGCTTCTCCTTTCCTGGTAACGCAAAGTGTTTATCCTTGTGCATCTCACCTTGATGATTATCAAAATCCAACTATTGATCTTTTATTTGGTACACCTGTTAAGCTGTTATTCACTCAACCAGGTCAATATCCAACTAGCAGCCTTTTTACGGATTACTGGCAGAATACCGCCTTAGAAATAACAGACGAAGACGCTAAGTTGATGACAGCGCAATTGAAACTGTCAAGTACCGACGTTGCCAATCTGGATTTTAGCAAAAGGATAAATATTGACGGTACTTACTTTAGGCTGAATAGCGTTAATAACTATTCTCCTGATAATTCGACTACTACGGAAGTAGAGCTTTTACGTTTGCCGTTTCAGATTTACAATGATATACCCGTTCCTCTTCCGAATTATAATAGTCTTATCCAGATTGATGAAGATCCTGGTGTAGTTATGTCAATCCAGGGCGCTCAGGTAGGAGGTTTTGATGTGCAGTACCAAACTGGATCAGTATTGCCTATTTCAGGTGGTCAATCAGGATTCTATAATAGTATTTCTGGTTCTGTGGTTTCTGTCAATGTCGGAAATCCTGCAATAGGTGAAGTAGTTTATTTGTATGATTCGAATAATGTCATTTATTCAGCTTCTATTGCTGCTACAGGATCTCAGACGGTTATATTTACCGGTGTTACTATCAATCCTAGTAATACGTCTGAAATTCATGCAGCGCATGCGGCAAGTACGACAACGACTACCACTACAACCACCACAACAACCACAACGACCACAACGACCACAACGGGAGCACCTAATACCACGCTGATTAATAATTCTACCTCTGGTAAAATAGCTGCATCAGGAATTGGAGGAGTTTCCTTAATACAAGCTACTCATGGAGTAACTTCCTATGCAACACATACAGCCTTTTCTGGCAGTATAACGGTTAATATTAGCATATCTACAGGTTTCCCGTCTACGGTATCGCTGACCAGGAATGGTACACAACTGCAAGGTATATCAGTGGCAGCAGGGTTTACAGGTACAAAGATATTCAACAGTCAGACATTTGCCGCAAGTGATCAGCTAGTAATTGATTGGGAGGAATAGGGATGATATACTTATTGAGCCAACCAGCTAATTTGTATTACGCTTGGCAGACGGAAGTCCTTTTGAATAACATGATAGAGGTAGGTGTAAATCTTTCTGACGTACACATTGTATGTAGTGGAGAACCTACCAAGGAATGGAACAAGTTAAAGGAGAGATACCAAGCTAACTTTTTCTTCTATCCGTTTAGTGCAAATAGCAGTTATCCGAGTATAGCAAGACCAAACGCACTGAAACAGCATTATAGGCAATTCCCGGCCCTGAATAATATACCGGCTCTTTATATCGATTGTGACATTCTGTTCCTTTCTGAGCCTTCTAAATGGCTTAAATCCCTGCTAGAGGATGATATTTATTATCTGAGCGATACAAAATGGTATACCGGCTATTCCTATCTAAAGAGTAAGGAAGCTTGTGTAAGCATGAATAAGGAGGACTACGATACGGATAGGATACTAGGAGAGCTTTGTAACAGGGTAGGAATACCCCTTCAGACTGTAAAGGAAAATGATGATCATTCAGGAGGTGCCCAATACCTGTTTAAAGGCATTGATGCAGCATTCTGGGAAGACGTGGAAAAGGATTGTGATACTATTTACAAATATTTCTACTTCAATTCTCCCGGCTCAATCAATTCCAGGTATTTCAATTCTGAAAGTGAGGGATTCCAATCCTTTGCCTTGGGTGATATGCTGGCTGTCCTATGGAATCTATGGAAAAGAGGGAAAACTACTCGAATAGCCAAGGAAATGGACTTTGCATGGCCAGGATATAGCTTGGAGGACAAAGACAGATTCAACATATACCACAATGCAGGAGTAAGCAACGATGAAGACGGACTATTCTATAAAGGAAGGTATAAAAGACGAATTCCCTATTTCGAATCCTTTGAACACCTTTCACAAAATCGTTTGTCCTGGCTGTATGCTTCAAAAATCCAAAATATGAAAACTAAAACTTGCTTAATATAATGGCAGATTCTACGGTACAAGGTAATATAGTAATAGATATAAAGGCTGCAAGTAACCTTTCTCCGGAACTTAAGGCTGAATTTGATAGGCTAAGACAAAGCCTGCTGAATGCAAACAACACTGCAAAAGATACTCAGGATATCTTACTTCAAATGAAGGATATTCTTGATCAAGATACACAGTCAGCTTCCAATTTTGCAGATGCAACAGATAAGATTAAATCTGGAATGGAATCTGCTGCCAGTGGTGCTAAATTGGCTTCCGAAGCTTCAACAGATTTAACGGATCAGTTTAAAGGGCTTACCAGCGGATTAAATGATGCCTATGGGGTGATTAGGAAGGTTGCCTATGCACTTCCCGGAATAGGTATTGCGGGAATATTCGGACTATTAGGAGAAGGTATTGTTAAGTTGATATCTGCCTTTGGTAGTCTTAACGAAGTTGAAGAGGCTACTATTAAGGTAAATGATGAGGTCACTAAGAAGTTCTCCGAGGAAGCCGGACAGGTTCAGGTATTAACTGCTACTTTACTGGATCATAATACTACAAAGACTGAGCAGAAGAAAATCATTGACCAATTGATTGATCAGCATCCCAACTATTTCAACAATTTAAAGGACGAAAAGGATCTGACAGAGAAAGTAACTGATGATGTCAACAAATTTACAAAGGCATTAGAAGAGGAAGCCAGGGTAAAAGCCGTTTCAGCGGAAATTACCAAACTGGTAGCTCAACAGCTTGAAATTGAAATTGACTACAAGGAAGAACTTGATAAATGGAATAGACAAATATTGGCTGACCAGGAATCAGGTAACAAGGATGCTATTGATCTGGATAACCAAAGTATTTTATATGCCCGTCAAAATGCCAATACAAGAATTGATGAAATTCAAAAGCAGATCGACGCTTACAAAATGTTGGGGGTTACTGCTGAACAGAATTTAGCTAAATTAGGTGGGAGTACTGGAAAAGATAACAACGGCAAAAAGGACAATTCCTTACAGGAGCAAGCTAATTATATCGCGGAATCTCAAAAGATCCTGGAAGATGCAGAACAGAAGGAAATAACCAGCGAAAATATCAAGTATGAGAAAATTAAGAAGGATCTCCAAGAATTCAACCATAGTACAGAGGAACTTACGGCCCAACATGAACAGAATATTGCTGATATCCATCAGAAATTTGAATTGCAGCGTATTCAGGAAATACAAAAGGCATTTGATGCTATTAACAGGAAACAAATTGATGAGGCTGACAAAGGTGCTCAAAAACTTACAGACGCAATCCAGGCTCATTACGATAGGCAAGCTGAAATTGGGAAGACAGCAGAACAAAAGCAGATAGATGAAGAAAATGCCTTTTACAATAAGGCTATCGAAAACCTAATGTTATTTGGTGGGTCTACTCTTGATTTGGAGATTAAACACCAGGAAGCACTTGCAGCGATTAAACAAGAATATGAGGACAAAGCTGCTGCAAAGGATGCTACCAGAAGAGCAAATGAGTTACAAAGGGACGGAAAGCACGTAAATTCCATTATAGGCCAAAAGAAGTCCCAATATGCAAATGAAAAGACTTTGTTAGATAATTATGAGCAAAACGTAAAAATAGCTTATAGCAAGTCTGAAATCACCGTTCAACAATATACCCAAGATCTGGAATCCATTGCAAAAGCTAGATCAGAGATCCTTTCAAAGGAAATTGCTAACTATGCTGACTATGCAGGAGGTATAGGGGACAACCTTACCAAGATTGGGGAGGCATTTGGAGAAAATACCCAAGTAGGAAAAGAACTAGCTATTGCCGGAACCGTAATTTCTACCATTGCATCTGCTGTAAAGAGCTATGAAGCGATGGCAGAAATACCCGTTGTAGGTCCTGCTCTTGGTTTTGCGGCTGCTGCTGCTGCCTTGGCTTCAGGATATGCTAACGTAAAGAAGATTGAAGCTGTGCAAATACCTGGACAAGGTGGAGGCGGATCTTCTGTTAGTACAGCAGCTTTAGGTGGTGGTGCAGCAAACTATTCAGCCCCTCAAATAGCTCAGGCTGTCAATTATACTAGTCTTTCACCACAGGCAGTCGGACAAATACAGTCTGTTGCTCAACCCTATCAGAATACCAGATTCTATGTACTCGAATCAGATATTACAGATACACAGGGTCAGGTTAGGGGATATGTACGCTCTAACAGGATCGGATAAATATTTATAGATATGGACAAACTCAAAACTTATAAACTAGTCCTTTCGGACGATATTGATAATTCAACAGGGGTAAGTGTAATTTCCCTAGTTCAAGAACCTGCCATAGAAGAAGGCTTTGTATTCTTCTCCAAGGATGTGAAATTTGCTATTCAGGAAGACCGTAGGATAGTCACAGGACCGGTACTGATTCCCAATAGGAAAGTATATAGAAGTATCCCTCAGCCTCACTACGTGGTTATAGATAAGCCAGGAATTGAAGCAGTAGTTAAGAAGTTCTCTAAGACAAAAAGGTCTGATAACGTCAATATGGAGCATTCAGGACCACTACTGAACGGAGTTTATTCCTTTGAATCCTTCATAGCTGACAAGAGTAGGGGCATAAATCCGCCTGACCAATTTAAGGACCTTCCAGACGGAACCTGGTTTCTGTCATATCAGATAGAGTCTGATGAACTATGGCAATCTGTGAAAGATGGGACGTTCACCGGCTTTAGTATAGAAGGCTACTTTGAGCATGTACCCGTACAAATGGCTGCACAGAAGCCAGAAATATTACAATATTTAGACTTTTTTAAGGAATTGTAACCCATAGGTTACGTTTTCCTATTCGAGTCACATATTTATATAACGTAAGGACACCTTATCCTATGAAATTTTTAGAAGTAGTCAAGAAAGCCAAGCATTTATTTTCCCTCGTAAAGTGGTCTCAGGAACAGCTAGTGAATGGGATGCTTATAGAGTATGACGGGGATGTAATTGATCAAGCTTCCGTTATCTACCTGGTTAGTCCTGATGGTGAAAAGAGTCCTCTTGCAGATGGTCAATATGTAACCAAGTCAGGAACGATCTTCACCATAACAGACGGATCGGTTTCCAGTGTAGATCAGAAAGGACAAACACCACAAGAAAGTGCAGGACCTACCTTACAGGCTCAATCCAAGGATAACCCTCCATACGGAGATGTTGAATACGCTGATCCTGGATATCAGGAAGACAAAGTAAAAAGATATCCCATTGACACCGCTGAACACATACGCGCTGCATGGAATTACATCAACAAAGAAGAGAATTCCTCTAAATACTCTTCTGAAGATCTCCAAAAGATAAAAGACAAAATTATTTCTGCCTGGAAGGACAAGATCGAAAAAGATGGTCCTCCCTCAGCAGAATCCAAACCCAACCCTATGTCAGATAAAAAAGATGAATTAAAAGCGGAACCTGCTACTCCCGTAGTAGAAGATCCTAAAGAAGAAGCACAAGAAACGGCTTCAATAGGTCAACAAATCACCGCTGCAATAGCTCCCGTCCTGGAAGCTATCAATCAACTTAAGGAATCTCTTGCAGGTACTCAGGATATGGCGAAATCTACGAAAGAAGACCTTTCAAAGGTTCAAGAAACAGTAGAGAAGCTTGCAGCCCAACCAGCAGACATTCCAAAAGAAACCAAAGAAATTAAAAATCCGTTCAGTTCTACAAAATCCGATGTAAAGGAAAGCAGAACTTATCAAATCCTAAACTCAATACAAAAACCTTAACCCTATGGGATATAATTTAGCAGCCTTACCGGCTTATGTAGAACAGCAAAATTACCCTTTACTTTACAAGTCCCTGTTTGACGGCAAGACAATGCAATATGTCCGTAAACAAACTGGTGTAAAAGGTAGCGCAACAGTAAATATTTTGGATGAAGACGCACAGTTCCAAGCTGGCAACTGTGGATTCAATCCTTCTGGATCTTCAACCCTTAGCCAAAGAACAATTGTTTCAGGCTATTTGAAGGTTGATAAAAAGTGGTGTCCTTCCGATTTGGATGGATACTATGCCCAATCTCAGCTTAAACCTGGTAGCTATCAGGACGCAATTCCTTTCGAACAAGAGTTCTCCGAATTGCAAGCCGGAGTTATCGCTCAAGAAATTGAAAAAGCTGTATGGCAAGGTGACAAAACCAGCACTACGAATAACCTTTCATTCTTTGATGGCTTTATCAAGGTTATCAGCGGATCTTCTGGTTATATTACCGGATCTGTTCACGTGTCAGCATCTACCAATGCAGCAGCTTTTAGTGGATCTGCTATTCTTGACTTCGTAGATGGTGTCTATCTAGCTTTACCTGCTGCTGTAAGAAGCAAACCCGATGCAGCAGTTCTTGTAGGTACTGACTTCTTTGCTCAATATACGATAGCATTGAAGAACAAGAACCTTTATAATTATCCGGTAAATGCATCAACTCCGAATGAATTGATCATACCTGGTACTAGCACTAAAATGATTGCCTTGAATGGTCTTGATGGACAATGGAAGGTATTCGGCGGAAGGCTATCAAACTTTGTTGTTGGGGTGGATCTCGAAGAAGACAGCTCTAACTATAAGATGTGGTATTCACAGGACAATCAGGAAGTAAGATTCACTTGCAAATTCCGACTAGGTACGCAAGTAGCATTCCCTGGTGAAGTAGTTTACGCTTACAACGGTCAATAACCTTAATTCTATAACGAAAGGGCAGGTATTTTACCTGTCCTTTTTTAAATAATTTTTCAATATGGCATGTAACCTAACTACAAACCTAACGAACGACTGTAAGAATTCAGCCGGGGGCATTTCTACAATTTATGTTGCTCCAATAACAGCTAAAGGTACTTTGCAATTTTCGTCAGGTAGTGTAACAAATACAGGTTCTTTCCTTAGTACAGGTAATCAGTTCTACAAATATGACCTCAGAAAACAAAGTTCTGAGGCTAAGGAGAACATTACAGTAAATGAGGCAAACGGTACAGTGTTCTTTGCTCCAGAGGTGGATATTGTTCTTACTAAGACAGAAGTTCTTAAAAGGAACGAGATAGAAAACCTGGCTAGACAATCCGTAATGGTAATTTATAAGGATCACACTTTTAGTACAGGAAGTTACTGGCTGATGGGTAGTGATGCAGGTATGGAAATATCTGGTGATCAGCAAACAGGTAAAGCCTATGGTGACATGAATGGATATGCGCTGAAATTTACTGGTCAGGAAATGTATCCTCAGCTATCTGTTCCAGCTTCTTTAATAGCGGCTCTTACAACACCAGCTCCATAATAATAGTTTTTTCGCTCATTTTTTGTTTGTACTCCGGGGGCTTTTGTCCTCCGGAGTTTTTTTGGATCAATCCGATAATGAGCATATTTCTTAAGCAGACACTAAGCAGGTATTAAGGTGATCGTTTTAACTCAAAATACAACCAATCAGGTAACAGCTACCCTTCAAGAGAAGCAAATCAGCTCTGGTAGTTCTTATTTACTCCAATTGGTTAACGATCAATCAAAAGAACAGCTTTACACGGTTGTTTATGATGAATCAGCATCACCTTTAAGTTTCCAAACGTTCTTTATAAACTTGGTAACAGGAAGTGCAAGCTATCTTAATAGTGAAATTAACCCTGATCTTCCAGGATTCTACCATTACTCGTTTTTTGAAGGTACAGGGTCAGGAAGCCCAACTTCATCTTTAGGACTTAATGTCCTGGAATCAGGTAAAGTCCTGGTTATTCAGAATGCTACTAGCTCCATCCCTGCCTTTACGTCTTCTTATAGTCCATCAGCGGTATTTAATCCGGCTGACTATCAATCCTAGTATCCTATGTCAGAAATAGAAAAGAAATTTCAAAAAGTATTATTCACCTTCCAGCAACCGTCCTATAATAAGCCGGATTGTATCGAAAAGAAAACTCAGGACTACATAACGTGGGGGAACGATAACAAGTACCCACAGTTCCTTTTGGACTTGTTCTATGGATCTTCTCTTAATACGGGCATTATAAACCGAAAATTGGGTGAAATTGTCGGCTATGGCTTCTATAGCCAGCAAGATAAAAGGGGCTTAAATACGTTCCTAGACACTCCTAATGAGAACGGGGATACAGTCAACGATGTTTTCTACAAATGTACCCTGGATTACCTCATTATGGGAGGATTTGCCATAGGAGTGCAATACACGAAAGCTACCAACAAGATTTCAGCCCTGTATCATAAGGATATTTCTAATTTGAGGTTTTCAGTAAATCAGGATCAGATAAAGGAAGCGAAAGACTGGAACTTACAAAGGGTGAAATGCATTACCTACGATTTATACAATCCAGAAGACCCGACAGGGTATAAAATATTCTACTATCGGGGTAATATGACTCGTTCTGTTTATCCAGTTCCTCAGTATTGCGGATCTCTGTCAGCTATCCAGGCGGATATATTGATTTCAGACTTCTGGTTGAGTCAAATACAAAATGGCCTGTTCCCTTCCGTTCAAGTGAATTTCTTTGATGGGATGCCTACTCCTGAAGAACAAGACGCTATTGAAAAGAAGATTCAAAGCAAGTTTGGAGGCAATAGCAATGCAGGTAGGGCATTTATCACTTTTAATGAGCCTAACCAAAAGGGAGTAGAAGTTACTGCCATTCCTGAAGCTGACTTAGATAAGAAGTTTACTGCTTTGAATGACAGCATTCAGAGTAAAATATTTATGGGACACCTGCTACCCCCTATATTATTGGGTGTTCCTACTCCTGGAAAACTTGGAGCAACTAATGAAGTTGAGCAAGCAAGCATTCAATTCAGAAATAACATCGTAGAGCCTCAGCAAAGGATTCTCATTAATATTTATAATAAGATACTGTCTGCCAATTTCGCAGAGCCTGACTTGGCTATAATGCCATTAAAACCGATCAATTCCGGTATAACGGATCAGGTGTTAATAGCTAGTCAGATGACACCTGAAGAGATTAGAAAACTTGCTAAACGAGATGGATATATAGATAGCGTGGAATTGCCAGAAGGTCAGCATGTGATAGGAGATATTGCAGCACAGCCGAAACCTACGGACAGGAAGCTATTGAAACCTGAAGTAGATCCACAAGAACCAATGCCAACTGAAGATAATGTCAACAATAAACCCTAATTCATATACTGCCTTTTTCATCGATGAACAGTCATTGAAGGATAATAGCCTTATCAATGAAAATGTTGATGTCAAAATGATTTCACCGACTATCAGACTGGTACAGGATGTTTACTTGTACAAGATATTGGGTTCTTCCTTGTATACAGATCTTCAAAACAAGATTGTTGCTAAGAGTCTGAATCCTGATGAGTTATTCCTAATGCAGGGATACATAGCCCCTGTAATGATATGGGGAATCATGGTACAAGCTCCTATGACTATTACTTACAAGTATAGTAATAAGGGAGTTCAGACCATGAACAGTGATAATAGTAATCCTGCTTCCTTGGCTGAATTACAAGCTTTACAATCCCAAGCAAGGGTAAACTATGATTTGTACGTTGAAAGGCTTGTAAAGTACCTTATAGCCTATCAGAACCTATTCCCGACATATAGGCAGATAACTGCATTGAATGACGTGTATCCGGCTACTACGGGTTACAAGTCCCGTTTGGCTCTTGGAAATATGCCTTACAATACGGGATTGCCGACTGAAGTAGGTGGGGGAGGGTATAGCGTAAATCTTACTCCGGCAATGTTTACGTATCTCAATACGAATGTCCTGAAATATGCAGTATCCCATTCCAGTAATGTAGCGATATTCTCAGGGTCATTTTTACCGGCTCCCAATGGTATCCCTTATACAAGTGTTGCCAATTTTTCATTTTATGTCAATTCAGGATCGGTTAACCCGGCTGGCATCATATCCTTTGTGGATAATGGTAATACTACTTGTACCCTTCAGGTAGATACTACTACCCTTGGATACAGCTTTCAGCCAACTGATCAGATAACAAGCATTGGAAAGTATAAGTAATGCAGATACCGCAAAATAGTACCCTTAATCAATTAGATGCCATGTTCCAGGAAATTGCCCAGAACATAGCAACTATTAATGCCTATGGTACGGGAGAGATATATGAATTCAATACCAGCACGGTAAAGAATTACCCCATCTTTTGGACTCGAATGGATTCTTTTGGGATATATGAGACCTACACGACATTTAACTATACACTTTTCATTCTTGATTTAGTACATCCTGACAACAGCAATCTTTTAGACGTACAATCTGATGCAGTTCAAACATTGCATCATATTTTATACACTCTTAGGGATACATATGATCTGTACACAGAATGGGGGCAGACTTCCCAATTGCTGATATACGCTAATCCGGATATGGTTTCAGGATTTTCTATTCCGGTAAAAATTGAAGTTCCTTGGAGCTTTGGTAGCTGTGATGTTCCGCTTAGACATGCTCAGGACTATAACTATTTCAGTGATTACAATGGAACATACCTTTTTGATTTCAATAACAAACCCCTTCTAACTTTTTAATATATGGCAGGTGAAAAAATAATACAATTACCTACTGGATCACCGAATGATAATAGTTTGGGGATTGTTGCAGATCCTATCACAGGGCAGTTATTCCAGACTGGCTATAAAAGCCTAAAGAATTATTTCCTGAGTGGTGTTACAATTGATACCGGGTCATTGGCTAGTACTGCCTCATTGAATGCAGTAAGTTCGTCAATCCACCTTGATTTTACGTCCTATACAAGCTCTAATGATGCCAGGGTATCGAATGTATTTGCTTCACATAGTAACTACCTTCCAACGGCTTCATATTTGCCTGATTCGAGTTCTTTTGATACAAGAATAAAAACCTTATCCGGGTCTCTGTCTAGTTTAACGGGTTCTTATGCAACTACAGGAGCTTTTAATACATACACTGCTTCTGCTAATTTGCAGATAGCAAATACATATGCAAGTGCAAGTAATTACCTGCCTACTTCGTCTTATTTGACTGATTCAAGCTCGTTTGATACCAGGATAAAGACCTTATCGGGATCTCTTTCAAGTCTGACAGGATCTTATGTAGCTACAGGAACGTTTAATTCCTATACTGCATCAACGGCCATTCAGGTAAGTAACAATTTCGCTAGTCAAAGTAATTACCTCCCTACAAGTTCATATCTGGCATTTTCTGCATCTTATAGCAGTGATTCAGCCTCATTCAATTCAAGGATAAACAATTTTACGGGGTCATCTGGTGGTGCATCAGATAGCCTGCAGATCTATACTACAGGGTCAATTTGTCAGATCAGCAATAGCATAAACATAGTCTATGTAGATCCTGCCTCATTAGTTTCCGCATTACTTATAACATTACCCGCAACAGGTTCAACAAACAACAATATTGATTTCTTCTTTGGTGGAAATGTCGTTACGGGAACGGTAATCCAAAATCTATCCTTTACCGGATCATTGGGACAAAGAATACTATCCTATTCGACATCTTCAATAGTAAATGCAGGTGAAAGTATCGGTTTCAAATACAGATCAGCTAATTCCACTTGGTACAGAAAATATTAATACATGACAGTTCAAGAAACATTAAATCTAATTACCCCTCTTATCCCTGGTGTTAAGTCTATAGGTCTTACAGATGCATCAGTAATTACGTGGGACTTTTCACAAGGAAATGTAGCCAATGTTACCATTGGTGCAAGCAGGACTTTACAGGTTACGAATCTGTCAGCTAACTCTTTCGGTTTATTGACAGTTACACAAGGTGCAGGAGGTCAAAAGACAATATCGTTACCAGGTAATCAGCAAACATCTTTGACATTCTCAGCCAACGCAGGGGATAAGGACTTGCTTGGGTTCTTCTATGACGGTACTACCTTTTATTGGAGCATTACCAATTATGGACAGGTTATAATCCCAACTGTTCAGCTTCAAACTCCTGGAAACTATAACTTAAATGTTATTAGTGATACAGAGATAGATTCGACGTGGAATTCTGTTCCAAGTGCATCCACATATGTAATTCAAAGAACGACAGATTCTAGTTACTCAACCGGATTAGCTAATGTATTCAGTAGTGCAAGTTTGTCATTCAATGATTTGAACTTGAGTGCTTCGACGGCTTACTATTATAGGCTGAAGGCAACAGCTTTCGGATATATTGATTCGAATTGGGTTACAGGTAGTGCTACTACACAGGCTTCACAGACACCGTTCTACCTGCAATGGAATAACATAACAGCTACTCAGAATGAGCAATTCAACTCAAATCAAGGTATAAGGAAGCAATTATCACCTAATACGTCTTCTGCATCCCTTACTTATTCTACCACTACTATCAGTAATGGTGAAGTATTTGACTATGCTACGGATTCTGTTTCTTCGAACGTATTTTCAATGTTCTTAGCTACTTCGTCTGCATCTACAACAACGAATTCAGATATAGATTTGGCTTTGAATAGTACGATTAATCTTCTTACAAATAACAATCCGTTGTTAAGTGCAAATCTGTTCCATCCTTCCAATGGTAATAGATTAAGGGTTCAATATACGGACGGTTGGCTAAGTATTCTGTATTCAACCGATGGAACAACCTGGAATGTTTATTACTTAAGTTATATTTCACCTGCAACAAGCTATACCATTGGCTTCTCTGGTGGTGTGGCTGGACTTGGATCTTCTAACGTATTTAAGGTAATTGCACCGCTATCACCTGTTAGGAATTTCGTAGGATTGTGTCAGCCAGGAGGAACGCAGGTTAATATGTCATGGAATGCTGTTGTAAGTGCATCAAGATACACCTTGCAAAGAGCTATTACTTCTTCTTTCAGCGGAAGTACAACCTTGTATACCGGAAGTGGAACCTCTTTCAATGACACGGGCTTGACGAATGGTACTACGTACTATTACAGGTTGCAAGCAAACGGTAGCAGTAATTCTGCTTGGTATAACAAGACTATTGTTACATCAACAGCAGGAGACCTAAATTATTTACAATTCCAGGTTTCAGGAACGAAAGCAGAGCCTATAAACGACTACAAGAGTGTTCGCTTGAAAGCTGCTGCTAAAGCAACTGAAACGGCTTATACGTACTGTACAAGTTCAATTGGAACAGGCAGTGCAATAGTCTTTGATATTTTGAATAAATCTTCAGACGTATATACTATTGGTTTAAATACCAATACAACAACTTCTCCTTCTGCTGGTACTATAGAAATGGTTCTTAATGGAACACTTTCTGTTAACGAAGGTGGTACAGCAAAGATTTCTGGTCTTGCTACATCGAACTTCCAAAGATGGAGGTTAGAATGTACAACAGGAAGTATTTTCAGAGTAGCTTATTCTAATGATACCGGCTCTACATGGACAGTAGCTTATTCTTCTAGCTTGTCGGCAACTAGCTCATATTTTCCAGGATTCCAGGGAGCAACCATTAACAGCGGTCCTATCAATTTTTATCAGATGTCCATATGAGTGTAATTCAGATACTAGAATATTTCGTAAACCATAGCAGCCCATTTTACAGCAGCAATACCAAATCAAATGCTGTTCCTGTTTATATTTTGGCAGGGCAGTCCAATTGTGGAAGATGTGTCAGCACTGATATGAATACAACTCAATCAGCTTTATATGGTTCTCCCATGAATGGATTCATGATTTACAATAATGCTTACAATGCAAGTAATCTGAATACCCTTCAGGCGGGTGTCGATACTTATCTATATAATCCGATTAGTTTGCAGGAGTTTGGTCCCGAAGTTTCATTTTCATATAACCTTATTAACAATTCAGGAGTAAAAGAAGCCTACTTGTGTAAAATCGGAGTAGGTAATACTGATTTAGCTACCTATTGGATTCCTGGTGGTGCTGGCGAAGCATTGTACAAGTCCCATTTGGATAAGACATTCTCAATATTGAAAGGATTCAATAAGACTCCATATTTCAAAGCCTTCATTTGGATGCAGGGAGAGAATGACGCAACAGATGTCAACTGGGCAAATGCCTATGGGAGCAACCTTACAACATTCTTTAAGGACTTTGATGTATGGATAGGGAATAAAATAGCTCAGTACAGTATGCATCCATCATCATCAGCATATACGAAGGTAATTGGTAGAATAAATGGCATTAGTGACCCTTCAGAGACATACCGTACAACCGTACGAACGGCGCAATTTAACTACTGTTCTACAGGCTCCAATAAGGCAATTATGATAGATACCGATAGCTATCCATTACGGGATAGTGTTCACTACAATGCCACAGGTCAAATTCAATTCGGTATAGATATATATAATCAGATCAAAAATATATGAAAGAGTTTTTTCAAAAAATTGCTAATGTAGAGGTAAGAAATATCCTAGCTGTGATAACAGTTGTTTGTACGTTCCTGCTTCTTTGCCTGTTGATTATTAAGCCCGTTCCTGTGTCAAATAAGGAGATATTGTATTCGGCAGTAGGTTTTGTATTCGGTGGTGCTCTTTCGGCTGTAATGGGCTTCTATTACGGTTCTAGTAAGATAGATAAAAAGGAGGGCACTGCACAATGACAAATCATCATGACTTACCCGGAATATTTATGCTTTCTTGTTCTTATGTACTGAATGTTATTGAACCCAATGGGGTACTTGTATGGGTTCAGATTTTCGCTGGCTTGGCTGCCGGTGCTTACTATTTGAAAAGGTTCCTTAAGAAAGGTGTGTAGTCAACGTCTTAAGTTTTTTAGCATATATTCCTTGCCATTAGGAACTAAATAGTTAACCTTCACTTTACCATCCTTAACTAAATTGTAGAAATCTTTTGCTGTTGCGAAATTGCGATTAGAGAAATTATTTTGAATCCATTGCGGAACATTGTTTGGTTTTAAGAGAAGAATTGAAGTTGGGCCTCCTATTTCTAAAGTCTTATTTTCTCCCTGTGCATAATCCTGAATCATTTTCTCAATTTTAGGATAAAGTTCCAAGTTCAAATTTGCATCTTGCGAAATATATTTTAGCGCATGAATTTCCGATGACAAAGCACCGTGATTTGCGGTCTTTTTAAATTTAAAATCAATCGCAAAAATTACAGGGGTAATGCTATCAAAACCTACGCCTAACATTTTAGTATCCTTTACCTCAGGATATCGTGTCGTATCGTAAGTAGTAGTTAAATAGTGCCAAAAAGCCAACATTGTTTTTTCCACACCCTTATTTTTCTTTGCAGTCTGGTTATAGTGACTTACGATGGAGGAAATAGATAATGTTCCAATTTCGGAAGTTCCTGCAATGCCTACATAATAGTCCTTTAATTTGAAAATTTTACAGAAACTATCACAATATGCATATGGCTTCGAATTGATGTCGTCGGTTAGAAAAAAACTAGCCCTTGAATCGGCTGCAAGGATAATGTTGTCATTATATACAATACTGATAACAACGGTCCCAGATTGAGCTTTACTCTCTTTGGAGAAAAAGATCAGCAATGAAAGAATAACGGAAAAGAAAGCATAAGCGTTTGAGAAACGGTTCAGGATTGTCATTAGGTTGGTTTATGCTTCAAATATATAGAAATGGCGCTTATACTTTAGCGGAATCATTCAATACAGCTATCCTTGTTTTCTTATGCAGGATTATACGCTTTTCCTGACCGTCTGACTGTCTGATAGCCCTTGCGTGGTATGTCCGCTCATTTTCGGTTGTATAGCATACAAATTCGTATACGTCGAAACCGTGCTGAATAATGTCCTTAGCTTTCAGATATCCGGGAGGTACTTTCAATTGTGGGGTAGGTAGTCTCATAACGTGGTGGTTTTATATAAATATATACGGCAAGGCATGAAAAAAGCCTCCTGGTATAGGAGGCTATCGCATTTGGGGCTTGTTAGGGCTATGAATTGAAAAAGCTATGATCTGCCAAAAGATCTGCATTTTCTTCGGCTGAGAGCTTATTATACCTTTCTAACGTCTGCTGAGACATACCAACTACCTTTTGAGCCTGAAGGGTAGAAATACCTTTGCGAAGCATATTTGTAACCATTGACCTTCGCGCTGTATGGTTAGTTATCATTTCCCATTTAAACTTCTGCTGGTTGACCTTTTTGCCCCCGATGGTTTCCGTATAGCGGATAATGGTGTTTATTCCAGCGTCTTTGCAAATCTGCTTAATTTGACGGTTTACCTGTGTTTCAGAATACTGCTTGGGTAGCTTACCATTGTATTTCTCAATTATTTCCCTGATTTTAATCCCTAGAGGAATAGAAACCCCTTTGTCAGTCTTCTGCATGGTAATGGAGATCTTATTATCCTGGATAAGCGTTTCATCTACTCCCTTCAAATCCGATATTCTTAGGCCGGTATAGAGGTTAATTATGTATCTATCTCTTATTTCTTCATCCATTCCTGTAAGGGGTAATTGTAGGATCTTGGCTATTTCCTGATCATCCAGGTATACTGCATGAGGGATCTTCATAGGTATCCTGTCAAATTCCTTACAGACCTTATTGGAATGCAGTTTCTTCCTTAGACCTATTTCCATCAGGGATTTCCAGGACGCTAAATAGGAGTTTACAGCACCCACTTTCAATTGCTTTTTGACAACCTTTTTCTTCGATACATAGGAATTGCACCAGGTTTTAAAGGATTCGTATGTTTCCGGGGTAATTGAATCAAAGGAAAGGTTACTATTAAAGGCTTCCAGCTTGTCTTTAGCCTTCTTCCAATTGGCCAGGGTAGAGGGAGAATATACCTTCCCGTTCCGAGGATTCAGAATATCCCCGTCCTTTGCCCATGCTATGATCTGGTCAATATCTTTGAACATTTGCCCTCTAGCAGCCTTATTATCTACGGGCTTTTGGGGTTTGCGCTTGTTATCGAAGGCTTCAAGGTGCTCCCGGATCTGTACTTTAGTATACTCATTGATTTGCATTCCGGGCTTCTTTTTGGTAAGCTCATGGAGAATCTTGAAATGGCTTACTTCCCTAGAAAGATCGTTTAGCTTCTTGCTGATATTGGAAGGAAGGGAATCAATCTCTTTCGTCCATGCCTTTGGGTTAATTTTTATCCCTGTAGAATATTTCAGACGGCCATCAAAACATGATACAGCCATCATGATAAAAGTACTTTCCAGTTTGGAATTATCGAGGTAGAAATTAGCTTCGTATTTCAT